CTCGCGCTGAAAGCCTGCTGGAAGAGAAGGATGTAGATCCTTCCCAAAGAAAACTTAACGCAGATGGACGTCTCGCTGCTAGCGAGCCCAAGCAACTGCTTCAAAGTTTTCAAGGAGCACAGAATTCCGGGCGCTGTGCTCAACCCAACGGCTCGGAAACTACCAGTGGACCAGCTCGACGGAGGCGCAGGAAGAAATTCCAGGCCTCCTTAGAGTCGGCACCACAGAAGTTCGGTTCAGAGAGGGCAAGACAAAGCCCCGTAGAACCGATCTCGGTACCTTCAGTTGCTACGGCCCCTCTCTCGAGGAATGGACGTGGCCCCCTACCACCGAGAGCGCCATTAAAACCACGCTCGGGGTGCAGGCTGGTCGAAGATGCCAGGGTAGAATTCCGACTCTAAAGGAGCAAGAAAGATTGTTGCAAATCTGTCTAGCTTCTTATCCTAATAAACGACCCCCGAAGTGGTATGTAGGAGAGATTCTCTCCGATGAAGCCTTGGAAGGGCTCAGTGTAGCTATTGCAGCCATTTTCACTGAGCTTAAGCCCACGGCCGGCCCCGGCGTTCCCTACGCTGTTTTGGCCCCTACTATTTCGGGAGTTTTGGACTTCCAATCTCAAGTGATTCTCGACGCTGTAGTTGAGCGCTTGATTGGGCTCTCTCAACCAGGGGTGACTTTGCTCACCCCTGTCGAACTTGTGCAAGCTGGTCATGTCGACCCCGTGCGCATGTTCGTTAAGAAGGAGCCCTTAACAGCCATTAAAGCTAGGCAAAAGCGCGTAAGAGCCATTGCCTCAGTTTCAATGGTTGATCAAATAATTGAACGGTTGTTCTCCGCTCGCCAAAATAAGAGTGAGATAGTGAATTATAATCTGATTCCATCTCAACCCGGTTTTGGCTTGAGCGCGGACGACCAGATTTATGAGTTTCACCAGAGAGTGATGTCTCTCCTAGCGGCTAACAATGATACAGAGCTAGCGGAGGCTGATATCTCTGGGTGGGACTGGTCAGTTCAGGAATGGGAACAAAAACTTGAGGCTCGTGTCCGCTGTGCTCTTATGGGAGTGAGCGAGACCTCCCCGATGGGAAACATCATTCGATCTAGGTTCCACTGTGTGTGTAACCCGGTCATGACGACATACCAAGGGGAGATGCACATCCTCAAGTTTCCAGGAATACAATTGTCTGGTAGCTATAATACTAGCTCGGGCAATTCCAGAATCAGATTCTGCATTGCGCGCCTTATAGGCGCGAA